AATTTGTTTGATAATTGAATTCAAACAAATATTAAATATTACTAGGTGTGGATTGAATATTGCTTATTCATTACTGAGTATGGACTATTGAATATTGAGTACAAACTTAGTATTCACTATTGGTTATTTGTTATTCCATATTAAGTACAAAAATCCAAGAGATATGGTTTGTACTGGTAGTAGTGTGCTAGTCTTTGTTGTCCACTTGGCTGTTGTGTAGCCACTGACCTTTTATAAATGCGGGTATGGTGGAAAGGTAGACACGTTAGTCTTAGGAACTAATGCCTTATGGCGTAGGGGTTCAAGCCCCCTTACCCGTATTACGCTCCCGTGGCGAAATTGGCAGGACGCTTCGGACTTAAAATCCGATGGATGTAAATCCGTGTGGGTTCAAGTCCCACCGGGAGTATGGGCGTATGTGATAATTGGTAGTCGGCTAGTCTTGAAAACTAGTGGGTGTAACAGCCTTAAGAGTTCGAGTCTCTTTGCGCCCGTTAAGACTATAAGACAGGTTAGGTGGTGACAGTATGATTGAGTAAGATAAGAATTTGTTGTGACAAATGTTTGAATCAATTTGAGTTTGATATCTCTGAACTTCAATGGAAATCGTTGGGAACTTGGGATTATATTATCTCCCCGGCTTGTCCAGATTGTGGTGGCATAACGATTCTAAGTGAAGACAGAGATTCAAATATAGATGTAAATAAAGATAGTAGGTTTTACGAGTACGGAGGAATGTAATGGCAAGTTTTACAATGATTGGAACTATTAATATGCCAAAAGAAACTGAGAAATTTCACCCTTATGATGAGAGAACTTCTGATAAGGGTTGGTTAATGAAGAACCTTAGATTTAATGTCAAGTGTGGTGACAGTACACATATGCTTCAGATCCGTTCCGGCAACTGGGCAGATGGTCATGGAATGATTTATACGAATAAGAGAACAGAAGGTAAGTTTGAGAACATTCAGGTTCCGTTTGCTGAGAGAATGAAAGAGAGTTGGATTTCTGAAGTAGCAGATAACAGACGATTTGTTCTTGATCTTGACTATGCAGACAGAAGAAAAGCACTTAAGGAAGGTGCTGAAGCTATTAAGACTGGCAAGTCTTTTACTGATGATGACCTTGCTAAGATGGGTGTAAAGTCTGAGTCAGAGATTGAAAAAGCTTATCAGGATAGCTGTTCCAAGAGAACTGAGTATATTGCAGAAGTCGATTTCATTGATGCTCTGAAGGAGGTTATTGATGGTGGAGCATATGCCGACAAGGTGTTCCGTATTGATGGTAATATGGAATATTCCTACAATGAGAATACTCAGCAGTTCTACGAGAGTTATGTTCCCAGAACTGTAGTTCTTTCTATGGAAGAGCCTAAGAGCATTGGAAGATACAAGGTAATGTTTGGCGAGGATTCCATCGATGATCTGAGCAAGGATGAACTTGGTAAAGTCTTCGTAAAGACATGGCATCGTGAGTATCTGAACACGCAGACCAGAAAAGGAAACTACTATGTGCCGATGTCTGTTGTAGTTCTTGCAAAAGATATTGATGAGAAGGAACTTACCGCAAAGCTGAAGCCGTTCAATGTAACTGGTGAGAAGCTGTGTGAGTATCCGATTGTAGTAGATATGGTAAATGGTTCTGAGAGAACTACAATTACCTACGATGATCTTTCTGATGATGAAAAGGAAATGGTTGACTATGGATTTGTTAGTCTTCAGGAATGTATCAGAGAACATGGTGGAACGGTGTTTGGGGAGAGAATCAAAGAAATGAGATATCTCAAACCGGGAAGAGGATTTGGTAAAGGAGTACAGGAGACTGCTCTTACCATAGATGATATGAGAGTACCCGCTCTTGAATCTGATGATGATTCTCTGTTTGATGATTAAGCCTTGACAAAGCACAAAGAAAGGCATAAAATAATTTATGGGTAAATACGAAGACCTGACAGGACAGAGGTTTGGCAAACTTACTGTCCTGTACAGGGCAAAAGAAGATCATATAAAACCATCTGGTGAGCATAGGATTAAATGGCATTGCAAATGTGATTGTGGTAACGAATGTGATGTGAGAGCAGAATTCTTAAAGAATCGTCATACAAGATCATGCGGATGTCAACATGGTAAGCAACAGAAAAGATTGCCGAATGAGTACATAGATAAGGGTGATTATTATATCCTTGTTGTTGATGGTGGCTTGAATGTATTAATAGATTCTGATGACTATGAAAAATGTAAACAATATCAATGGCACTTAGATAGGGATGGAAGATATTTTATTTGTGGTAAATTGTATTTACATCGGTTTGTTTGTGGCGAAGTTCCAGAAGAATATGTTGTAGACCATATTAATGGCGATTTATTAGACAATAGGAAATCAAATCTTAGACTTTGTACACATGAGGAGAATATGCGTAATTCTTCTCCTAGAAATGGTAAATATCCCGGTGTTAACAAAACAAAAAGTGGAACTTGGATGGCAACACTAAAAGTCAATCAAAAGCATGTACTTCGAAAAACATTTAAAACAGAAGAAGAAGCTATTCAGGCTCGTATAGAAGCCGAAGAAAAGTATTATGGCGAGTATGGTTATTACAACTCTCGCATCAAGAATAAGGAGGAAAATAATTTATGGGAAGAAAATTCGGACATCGTAACACCGTCTCAGAGAATCTCTCCGACTACATGATTGGTCTGCTTGGTGAACCCGGTATCGGAAAGACAACCACTATGGTGCAAATTTGTCACAAGGAATTTGGTGATGATGGATACATCATTTTCAATTGTGGCAAAGAACAGGGTATAGACGCTATCGATAATGCGATCTACGAAAATATTGAGGACTGGAAGAAATTTGATGAGGTAACAAAGGATATCATTAAGAACAAGAAAACTGATTATCCTGACTTGAAGGTTGTCGTTATAGACAGTATTGATACTATGCTAGACATTTCAAGTGCAGAAACCATTAGAAGATGGAACGCTGAAAATATGGGAAAGAAGGGGTTTGAACCCGCTAAGACATTAGCACAGTCGTGGAATGGTTTCTCCGGCCCTCTGGATTATAATCTGAATCTTGTTCTTGATAAGTTCTGGGAACTTAAAAAGGTTGGAGTTCAGGTATGGATTATCGGTCATGTGAAAACGAAGGAATTAATCGATCCCATTACTGGTACAACTTACAGTACAATCACAACGGATATGAGTCAGAGAGACTTCAATGCTTTTAAGAATAAACTTCACCTCGTTGGTATCGCTTATATTGATAGGGCAATTGAAACTGAGAACACAGGACGAAAGAACATTATCACCCATAAGGATGTTACTGTAAACAAGGTCAAGAGCGAGAACAGAAGAATCTCATTTAGAGATGACCAGTATGTAGTTGATTCTAAGTCTAGATTCCCCGACATTGTTCCTGACATCCCGCTTGATGCAGATGCGTTTATCAAGGCAGTAAAGGATGCAATTCGTGCCGCAAGAAAGAATGATTCAACTCCTGCTCCGGCAGTAACTGAATCTACTCCTACTCTGAAGCCTGAGCCTGTTGTGGAAGAAAAAGAAGAAGTTCCTTTTGATGAGAATGTACCGCCGATGAATGAGCCTGTTGAACTTGCCGAATGTGAGTATCCCGATGATCTTGTTGATGTTATTAAAGCTGAAGTAAAATCGGCAAATGCAGATAAGAAAAGCAAAGCCGTTGCAGTTCTTAAGTCTCATGGCTTAAAGAAGGTTGGCGATGCACCAGAGGATGTTCTTAAGGAACTGTACGACATTCTTTGCAGATGATAACTAAATAAACAATCGAATAGAGGAGAGTAACATCTCCTCTATTTTTATCTAGAGAGGTAAGCATTATGGTAACTTGCAAATATTGCGGGAAGAAAATAGACAAGACAACTGCCTATTCAACCACTACCAAAGTTCCCAAATATTATTGCAATGAAGAAGAATACTTAAAAGAGAAGCAGGAGAAAGAAGACAACAAAAAGGTTGTATGCAAGATATGTAAGCGTAAGATCCTTAAGAAAGATGCTTTCCACATGATACACACCACACCAAGTGGAAACATTGTTAACTGGTATTTCTGTAACGAACAGGAATATGTTGACAAGATAAATGAGAAACTTGATGCAGACAAGTGTAAGAACAAGTTGGTAGAACTTATGGGTTTTACGCTTACTGAGTTTGAACCTTCTTGGTCTCAGTTTATGAAAGAGATTAGGGACATCACTAACAAATACAGTTGGAGATATATCTATGACTATCTAGTATCAGATGAGAGAGACATTCTCAATGCGATGTCAAAGAATTTTAATACTGATTTCCAACAGCGCAGATACTTTGAAGCTGTTATCCGCAGTGGAATTAAGAGATATGTTCCACCGAAGGAAGAAGTTAAACCCGCTTTCGTAGAAGAAGTGATTGAGTACAAGAAGCCGGAACGTAGAACAGGAAGAGTATCTTTGGAGGATCTTGAAGATGACTACGATGAGTAATGAAGTATTCCTTACAGGGATTACAGACAAATATCAGAAGGAATTACTTGAAACTAGAACTGTAACAGAAGGTAATGTAGTCTCTTGTTTCATGAAAGATCTTACTCTTCTTGAAGATACTAAGCTGTCAACAGATAGTTTCGTAACTAAGGATGGTCTGTTCTACTTCTCAATGCTCAAGAAACTGAGAGAGAAGGGATTTAATTCTATTGATGAGGTAACAATCCTTGCCAATCTCTCAGACAATGTTATTGATAGATACAATGAACTTGGTGGTTACGATACAATCAGACATCTTCAGTCAATAATCAATACGGATAATTTTAATATCTACCTTGATGAACTGTATAAACAGAATATCATTCTTCACATGGCAGATGATGGGTTTAACCTTCTGAAGGAGACTATCTCTCCGAAGGGGAAGAAGATTGTTCCTCTTAGACTATTTCAGAGGATGACTAGTGTACAGGTTCTTGACTGGTACGAATCAAAACTTGC